ATTATAGATGGAACGGCGGGTTCGGGAGCCGTCGCGGCCACGGCTAAAAGCTGGCAAGCCGTGCTAGACGCGCTGTACATAATCTGAAAATAATCGCCGCTTCGCAAAGACACAAGAAAATTAACCGTCATAATGGTTTCCGCCGTGGAGCCTTGAACGGCGGCTTTAGATGCGCTGTTAGCTACGTTGATACCATTAATTCGCAGCCACATAAAGATGTTGCCCACGGAGGCGGAAGTTTTATGTAGCTGCGCTGAAAACTGTATGTTGTATAACCCGGTGCGCTCCACGTAAATTTCAGAGGCTGCCGACGCATGGCTTGTTTGGTTGTAAACGCCGTCGGTATCGTATGTGGCGGCGTAGGCCGTGTTTGCAACCGCAACGGTTTGTGTTGTAGCGGAGGAGAATTGACCAAAGACAGGCGTAACCCAATTGGCTTCGCCATCCGAACCCATACCAAGGTACGCATTTATAAGCGGTTTAGGGAGCCGCGTTAATGTGTTAGCTGCTGAAGCATACAGTGTATCACCCGTAACGTAGGTGTTTAAGCCCGTGCCGCCCGCCGTAGGTGATATGTACCCGCCGGTTATGTTGACGTTGCTTTCGTCTTGGTATCCCATCGAGCCTTGGGCAACCGGCGGCAACACAAGTAGATCGGTTATGGAAGTTTGCGTAGAACCAGCCCCGGTGATGTTGAACAAATTGGCAAAAAACCTATACCAATCGCGCGTGATAATCCCCGTCTGCGGGTCCACCATAGGCACACGCGGCGGGGTTATGTTGGTGATGTTAGGCATTGGTGCCTGATAGTAGTAACTGCGCGCCGATAATGTCTAGCTTAACTGGATCAGTACCAGACACCTCGTACACCCGGTCACGCAGTTTCAGCGTCATGCCGAGCCTACGCCAGATAGCGCGTTTACCGTAATTGCCCATAGCGCCCATAGAAGTCCAATGTTCGTTAGACCACGTATGCCCACCGTCATCAGACCAGCGCAGCATAACTTGTGGGTCGCTGCCTTGACCGGAGTTGAGGCCCGTACCAACTTCGCAGTTCAATTGCAGCGAATGGTGCGCTGTGCGCTTTAGATTGTTTTGCCCGGTAGGCAACGCGCGCCACGACCGCAACCATTTTTGCGCGTCGCCGTTATCGGCGTAAACTGTTAGGTCAAAAGTATAAATGTCTCCAGTCTCATAGTCGCCTATGATAATGTCGCCGCTAAAGTTGCATTGGCAATTTCCGCGATGGCGGCTAAATTGGCCGTTATCCAGATAGGCGCGCTCGTGCCAGACGCCAGTGGATACGTCGTAAACCCAAGTTGTTCCGCCGGTAGGAAAGTTAAGCACGTAAAAGGCATGGCCGTCTTGCTGGTATGTGTAGGCCGTTGCGTCTGACATATTGCTGTACTGTTGAATTTGCCATTCAATAGCGTGCGTCGAGATGCGTTGGCCGATATAGCCGTTAGCCTTGTAGACAATACCTTGGCCCCTAGCATCGCAACCCAGCCAGAAGATGCTGTTGTCCAGCTTGGCGATAGAGTACGCAGCAACGCAGCCGATTTCGTTGAACGCACCTTGGATGCGGGCCAACGGAAAATCAGCCGCGCCAGCGTTATACCAAACTTCGGTGCTGTCAGGGCCAAACACCCATACTTCGCGGTGATCGACAATGATACCAACAATCCCGTCAGGCGATCCTTCCGCGCTAGCAAAGTCGAGTGGGTCAATCTGCGTGCCGTCGAGTAGGCTAGTGATCCACAGCTTTTGGCTGTTTGGCTGGTTAAACACAAAATAGCCGTCAATGTAGCCGACCGTCACCGCGCCGGGAAAATCAGGGTCGGTGACTTGCGCAAAGGTGTTAGTGGACTCGGTATAGACATAGGCGTTTGGGCTAGATACGAATACGATCTGGTCGCCGTTGTCGGCAATAGAGACTTGGCCGGTGCCCGCGATAGTGCCCAGCAATACCGGCGTCCCGGTGAGCGAAGTTAGCTTGTATACGCTGTTGCCGGACACAACGTAGAAGTCTGCGCCTTGCGTCTGGTGCGCCCACAAACCGCGAATAGGGCCGGTGCCCACCGTCTGTAGGAAATTTAGGCCGGGTGCCCGGTTCAGGAACGCAGGCATCTGCCCGCCTTCAGGAACAATTTCTGGAAAAAGATTGACCATGCGGTTGTCGGCGGCATTGACGCTTCGCGCAACATACGCCGACCCAAGGATCGGCGTATCCATTAGTAGTTCCCCGCGTAGATATTGAACCGCTGACGAGTAGCCACAATGCTGTATGGCATCGACATAATGTCCTCTGGGTTGTTGATGCGCTTCAGGTTACGCTTGCTGGTCATGGCGATACGCGAAACTTGCGGCGATGGTTCAACACCAAACTCTGGGGCCATTTCGGTTGCTAAGTTGTAGCGGAACGCGCGCAGATATCCCGGCGGAAAACTTAAAACGGTCGCCAGCGTAGCGGGCTGCGTTAGTTCTTCTACTGAAATGAAGTGCCATTCCAACGCCCTAGTAGGCACTGGATACACATACATTTCGATATCTGGGTAGCTCATGTTCACCCAAATAACTTGCGGGTAAGTCGAGGTGACTGTTTTTACGGCAATGCCATCGTACTGCTGCTGGTTGATGATCTTGATACCGTAGCTAACGCCCGTGCTGGCGTCTCTGTAATAGGTGGCGTCATCGAGCAATATAGGGCGGTTGCCTACAAAATTGCCGCTAGGCCCAAGCGTGCGGTTGATAGTGCTTGCAGGCCACGTAAACACTTGGTCTTGCGTTGAAAACACAGCTAGGCGCTCCGTGTTCCAACTGTCAATCATCTGGTTCATGGCGTTGAGCGCGTCTTGCGACGTTTCAGCCGATGGCGTTTCGCCTTCAGCCAGCACACCTAAAAGCCGGAGCGATCCGTTAATGATGTCGCCAGCCGTTGCCATAACTTAGTCTTCCTGCGGTATCCGGCGGGGACGCCCGCGGGGGCGAGACGCCAATTGGTTAGCTGGGGCGCTTGCAACGCCCGCGTCAACATCATACCTCACCCAGCCAAAATCTTCATCATAAATCGCTTCTTCGTTTGAAATAGCGACTTTTGCGCCGTGCGTCGGGTGAACCAGATAAATGACAGACATAAAAACCTCATAAAATGGACGGCCCGAAGGCCGTCCATTTTAATTACGCGCAGTGAAGGATTGCAAAGTTTACCACAATTGCTTCTGACAGCGAACCACCAGAAATGTTGCGTAGGCTGATGCTGACAGAGCCAGCAGACAGCGCGTTAGCAAACACGTTGTATGATCCGGGGGTCGTTTGACCGCCAGAAATAGTCAGAACAACAGTGTCATTTGCAGAAATGAAGCTGTTGTTCAGCGTGAACGTAGCGTTAGTAGCAGTGTTTAGCGACGCGTTGTTCATGGTGATGCGGCCAGCGGGTTTGTTCAGCGTGACGGCAGTCGATTTATCCGTCAACTGCGTAACCGTGCCTTGCGCCGCAGCGGTGTAGCCGATCTGTTCGTCAGCCAGAAGATACTGCGCGCCAACAATGTCTTGGTCAAGAAATGCTACACCGATAGATTTGCTGTTTGCCATTGTCTCTCTCCTAAAAAGTTTGCCCCGGCTTACGCCGGGGCAAACTAATTAACCTGCGATGCGGTACAGCGAATACGCCGCGTCGCCGGTCTTGACCGCGCGATACAGGACGCTCCTAGACGCAACGCCAGTACCAGAGGTGCTTGCGAGCGACCAGCCAGTGCCAGTGCCGATTGAGATCGTAGGAACGCCACTGGAGGTAGCAACAAGAGCAAGATCAAACGAGCTACCGACTTTGGCGCTGCTGAAAGCCGCGTCAGTGAGAGTAGCGGTAGGAAGCGTAAGGGTGCCCGCGCTAGTTGAAGTGTAGATAATCACGCCTGCGGCAAGATTATCTACGGTAAGCGTTGTAGTGGCTGTGATCGTTGCCGGGATAGTAAAGTTAGTGAAGGATATCTCAGTGAGATTACCATCGCCAAGCTGGTATCCACCAGCGCCATTAGGAAGTGCCATAGTTATTATCCTTAGAAAAAACGG